CGGCCTACCTGCTCGGGCTGCTGGCCGGGGCGATTGCGGTCTGGCAGTTCGGCCTGTGGGCCTACGAGCAGACCAAGGCCGACAAGGTGCGAGGGTTTCCACGGAGGACAGACGATGGCAAAGAAGCGTGACCCGAGACTGGAGGCGGCGGGCGTCGAGGGCTACAACCAGCCGAAGCGCACCCCGAATCACCCGACGAAATCGCACGTCGTGGTGGCGAAGCAGGGCGACGAAGTGAAGACGATCCGGTTCGGCCAGCAGGGCGTCAAGGGCTCGCCGCATCGGGAGGGCGAGTCGGAGGCCAATCGTGAGCGTCGGATAGCCTTCCGGGCCCGCCACGCCGACAACATCGCCAAGGGGCCGATGTCGGCGGCCTACTGGTCCAACAAGGTGAAGTGGTGACAGGGGGATGACATGACCGCAGTGGAGCGCATGCGGGGGGAACTGCGTCGGCATCTGCGGCTGGTGCTGGCCGCGAACCGGTGGAGCCTGCAGGAGGCCGCGAAGCGGTCGGGCGTCGGGGAGAGCACGCTGCAACGCATCGCCAACGGCGAGAACACGAGCGTGGATACCTTCGTCCGGTTCGCCGACGGCCTCGGCTACGAGGTGCACATCACCCTGCTTCGGAAGCCGTAGCCCCAGATGTGGGGCTATTCGATTGACACCATGTAAGCGAACACGCAAACTTCGAGCGTGGCTATTCCTGCGTCTACGCCTACCGGCACGCCGTCGAGTGTGCTGGGAGTTACGCACCCGCTCTATCTGCGCTACCGGGACATCTGGACCAAGCTGCTGGATGTGTTCGAGGGCGGCGGGGGCTTCATCGACGACAGCAGGCCTTATCTCATCGCGCACCCCCGCGAGTGGCTGGATCACAGCATCCCCATCTACGACGGCAATGGGAACGTGCTGCGCTACGAGGTCAATCCGAGCCCCAAACAGGCGTCGCCCAAGCTGACCGAGCGCCGGAAGCTGGCGCGTTACGAGAACATCGCCGCCACGCTGATTGAGCAGCTGCAGGGCCTGCTGTTCCGCATGAAGCCCGAGCGGACCTCCGGCGCCGGCCAGCTCGACATGAGCAGCCCGCTGATGCAGTTCTGGCGCGACGCCGACGGGCTCGGCAACACGTGGGACGACCTGCTGCAGGAAGCGTGGGGGCCGTGCGCGGCGTTCGGGCACCTGTGGGGCTACGTGGATGTGCTGCCGGACGACCCGCGACGCGCGGTTGTGCGCTGGTATACGCCCATCGACGTGCCCGACTGGCTGGTCGATGAGCAGGGCGCACTGCGGTCGGTCAAGTTCCTCGAGGCGGTGCCGCGCGAGAGCTACCAGAAGACCCTGACGGCCAGCAGCATCGAGATTCGCGTCCGCGAGGTCAATGCCGAGGGCTGGATTCTGCGCACCCGCAACGGCAAGGTCATCAGCCAGGGCACGCACGACTTCGGCGTGGTCCCGGCGTTTGTCCTGTATGCCAAGCGCCGCGCCCTGACGCCGTTTATCGGGCGCTCGGTGCTCGGCGACCCGCAGCTCTACATCGACCTCTACAATTGCATCAGCGAGGTGCGCGAGCTGCTGCGCAAGCAGACGTTTACGATTCTCAACGTGCCCATCGGCGATGCCCCGGGCGGGGTGCAGCGGGAACAGCAGCTCATCGGCCAGCAGAGCGGCACGGGCAACGTGCTGTTCACGACGAACAGCGCGCAGATGCTGTCACCGGACAACGCAAACGTGACCTCGTATCACGAGCACATGGACCGGCTGACCCGCATCATCTATCGGCTGGCGGTGCTGCCGTGGGAGGGCGATGGACGCGCCGCCGAGTCTGCCGAGTCGCGCAAGGTGAAGCGGCAGGACCTCGACGCGGTGCTGGCGTCCTACGCCGACGAACTGCAGCGCGTGGACCACTTCGTGACTGACCTGGTGTATCGGGCCTACTACGGGCAGGACGCCGCCGAGCGGTGGCGCGACCGCGACCAGCTGACCATCCGCTGGCCGGACACGTTCGACGCGCCAGACCTGACCGAAGTGACCAAGCAGTTCGCTGAGGCGCTGGCGCTGGAGCTTGGGCCGACGGCCAGCGTGGAAATCCGCAAGCGGGCCGCGCGGCTCGTGCTGCCAGACACCGACGAGGCGGTCATGGACGCCATCGACGCAGACATTGCCGCCAGCCCCACGCAGACGCTGCAGGACCGGCGAGTGGCGTCCATCGAGGCGCTGACGCAGCGGCTCGCGCAGAACGTCGCCGCCGAAGAGGCTGACGACGAGGACGACACCGACGACGACATGACCGACGAGGACAATGGCAACGACGCCCAGTGAGGCCGGAGCCGCCATCGCACAGACTGCCGAGCGGCGAGGCGCACGGTTCGCCGCCGAGCTGGCGCGCGTGCTGCGCGTGGCCGAGCGGCGGCTGCGTCCGGTGCTGGAAGAGGCGCTGGCCGGGGACCGCACGGCGACCGTCCGGGCGGCCCGCGGCGTGGCGCTCCGCGCGCAGATTCGAGAGGCCCTGACGACGGCAGGCTTCGACGACCTCGTGCGCGAGGCCAGCATCGAGGCGGTCGAGGCTATGAGCGCGCAGGTCATGGAATCGCGGCTCGCGCAGGGGGTTGCGAAGCTGGTGCGCCCCAATGCGCAGCGGCTGGCCGCACTGGCCGCGCTCGGCGAGGCCAATCTGCTCGGCGTGGCCGAGGATGCGGCGACGGCGCTGACCCGCGCGGTCAGCTTCTGGTCGTTTAGCGTGACGCCTGCCGAGACGATGATTGAGACGCTGGCGCAGGGGCTCGACAAGAGCCTTGCGGAGGCGCAGACGCTGTTCGACACGCAGGTGAGCATCTACGGGCGGCAGGTCGAGGCCATCGGCTCAGAGCGCCTCCCAGACGATCAGGCGTTCCTCTATACGGGGCCTGTGGACGGCAAGACCCGCGACTGGTGCCTTGAGCGCGTCGGCAAGGTCTACACCCGCGCGGAGATTGAAGCGATGGACAACGGCCAGCTGCCAAATCCGTTCCTCACCGGCGGTGGCTACAACTGTCGGCACAGCTTCCTCGCGGTATCGTCGCGGGAGCTGCGCGACCTGGTGGGCACGGGCCAGCGGGCGCCGGGCTTCACAGAGGAACTGGACATGGCCCGAGCGCAGCGGGCGCAGGCACGGCGCGCCGACCGGGCACGGAGGGCGGCATAATGGGCGTGCTCGTACGCAATCGCGTGGGCGACTTGGCCAGCAATGTGCGCACGACGACAGCAGACATGAAAGACCTTGGCCTGCTGGCGCGAGAACGGATTCTTGCGCGCACCGCTCTTGGAAAAGACTTCAAAGGAAACGCATTTCAGCCGCTGAGCCAAAGTTATCTGCAGCAGCGCTCGAAGCAGGGCCTTCGCCGTGCGCGCACATCACTTGAGCTGTCAGGTGAAATGCTTCGCGGTATTCAGGTAATCGCAGAGGGCCGCACCGTGCGGTTGACTTTTTAATGGGACGGCGCAAGGGCTCAGGTCGTCCATTGACAATGCTGCAGCGGTCACGAGCTATTCCTCCAGCCGAAAAGGCTGCGTTCCACAACGTCACAGGCGCTGGTCGGTCGCAAGTGAAGCGAGAGTTTTTCTCGTTGTCTGAAGCAGACGCAGATGCCCTGGTGGAGCGTCTTGACGAGCGCCTTGACGAGCGCCTGCGTAAACGGTCGCAGTAACCCTACCGTGGAGATGAGAGGACTATGGCTGACCCAATCGTGATTGAAGTGGATGAGCAGGGCAACATCGGCACGCTGCCCGAGCCCGTGCAGGCTTTCGTGAACAAGGCCATCAACGAGGCTTTCAAACGTGGCGCGCAGAAGGTCGAGCGCGAGATGTCGAGCCGCGCCATCGACCCGGCAGAGCGTGAGCGCCTGCTGCAGGCGCAGGCCGACGCGAACCTCCTGCGCGAGGAAATCGCCACGCGCGACAAGAACTTTGAGGAAGCGGCTCGCCTGCGCGAGGAACGCTTCCAGCGAGAACTGGACCAGCGAGAACAGACGCTGAAGTCCAAAGAGACCGAGATCGGGCGTCGTGATGCCCGGTTGCGGGGAATGCTCGGGGCCGAGATTCGCGCCGCCGCCGTCGCTGCCGGTGCGCGTGAGGAAAGCCTGCCTGAGCTGCAAAAGCTCCTCGGAGCGGACCTTGACCTCGATGAGCACCTCGAGCCGTTCGTGAAGGGCGAGGGCAACGCGCCCAAGCTCGACAAGGACGGCAAGCCGGTCAGCATCGAGGGGCTAGTGCGTGAGTATCTGGCGTCCCATCCTCACCACCTGCGCGGCGGGCAGAGTCAGTCTGGCCGTGCGCAGGGCGGTGCGTCGATTGGGCGTTCGGTGGCCGCACCGAGCCCTGCCGATGAGGCAGTGGAGCGGCTGGCGGCAGACCCGTCCCTGCGGAACCTGACGGCGGCAGTGCGCAATGTGCGCCTGCGCGCGACAGGCACGCGGTGACATTTCCACACGGAGTGTAGACCATGGCCTTTACCGGGCTGAGTTCCAACGACCTGTTCACGGCGTCTCTGGTCCAGGAGGACGTGTCGCGGCTGATTGCGACCCTGTCTCCCAAGGAGACCGCGCTGCTGAACTTCCTCGGCGACAGCGACGTCTTCGCCACCTCGACCAAGCATGAGTTCGTCGAGGACTTCATGCTGCCGAACTACATCGTGGCTTCGACCGCGATCAACTCGGCCACCGCCGCCACGGCGTTCCAGGTGAACGGCCTCGGCGAAGCGCTGACGGTCGGCACCATCCTCGAGAACGAGACGCAGACCGAAATCATGCAGGTCACGTCGATTGTCGGGCCGAACAGCATCGTGGCCAGCCGTGCCTACGGCGGCGGCGCGGTGGGCTCGCTGGCGGCGGGCGGGCAGCTCTACGTGCGCGCCATGGCGGGCATCGAGGGTGACGACCACGACGGACGCCACACCCGGCGGCTCGGCGTGCGCAAGGCCAACACGCTTGGCTTGTTCCACATGCCGGTGGCAGCCTCGGGCACCGAGATGTCGCTCAACCTCTACGGCAACGACAGCTACGACGCTGCCGTGGCGAAGGGCGTGGTGGACATGCTCCACCAGCTCGAGAAGGAAGTCGTGCGCGGCGTGCTGAACAGCACCAACTCGCTCGGCTCGGCCAGCCAGACCCGCACCATGCAGGGCCTGCGCAACTGGATCACGACCATCAACAGCACGGTCGTGGCCTCCAGCTTCTCGGCCAACCCGCACCTCTACATCGGGAACGTCTGGGAGCAGATTTACTCCCAGGGCGGCAGCCCCGACACGGAGACGTGGGCCATCGTCGCGGGCAGCTCGTTCTTCCGCGACATCTCGAACCTGAACGACACGAAGGTCGAGGACAGCAACCAGAGCGAGCAGTTCAAGCGCGTCATCCGCACCTACGAGGGACCGCTGGGCCGCGCCCAGGTCATCCTCTCGCGCGTGCTGGCCGCCAACGAACTGCTGCTCATCCCGCGCGAGCGCGTCAAGGTCGTGCCGCTGCAGGGCCGCTCGTTCTCCTATGAGGAGATGGGCAAGACCGGCGACAACAAGAAGGGCCTGCTGACGGGTGAATACACCATCGAGGTGCATCACGCCAACGCCATGGCCCGTCTGCGCGTCTGACACTGAGCGTTCCGGGGTCGGCCTTGCGTCGGCCCCGGACGCATTTTCCATCCGCGCTTGAGCCGCGCGGCGTCAAGGAGAGGACACAGCATGGACCCCATCATCGAAGAAATCTGCCGTGTGCGACACCCGCAAGACATCCGGCCCGCCTCCCTGCGGCGCTGGCAGGACTATCTGCGCCTGACGGTGCAGCCGCAACTCGACCAGCTGCAGGCCGCATCGACCAAGAAGGCCGCCAAGCGGGAGGCCGCCGATGCGTAGTCCAATGACCTGGGCGTTTCACATCGACAGCGTCGAGTTCACGCCTGCCGTCATCGCTGGCACGGCGTCGCTGGGCGGCTCCGAGTCGGCCTGTCTCGGGCTGGCGCGGGCGCTGCAGGCGCGAGGGCACCGCGTTCACATCTTCACCACGCAGCTGCACCCGGACGCCCCGAGCAAGGACGCATGGGGCGTGGCGTGGCACCGCACCGCCGACCTTGACGCGCTCTCGCGGTTCTGTCACTGGGACGTGTTCGTCGCGCTCCGCATGCCGCACATCTTCAACCAGCGCATCCCGGCGACCGTCCGCGTGTTGTGGAATCAGGACTTGCTCACCGGCGAGGCCGCCAAGACGCAGACGATGGCGTTCGGGTGGGCCTATGACGTGGTGGCCTACGTGAGCCACTACCACCGCAAGCAGTGGGAAGGCGTCGCGCCTGAGCTGGCTTCCATCGGATGGGTCTGCCGGAACGGCTTCGACCCGTCGTATGTGCCGACCGACGTCACGCGCCATCCCAAGCGGGTCATCCACATCACGCGGCCCGAGCGCGGCCTGCGGCCCCTGCTGGCGATGTGGCCCGAGGTGCGGCGACAGGTGCCGGACGCCGAGCTGCACCTCTGCCGCTACAACAGCATGTATGACGCGCAGGGGTGGGGCCGGGTGTGCGCGGCCTACGACGAGCAGGTAGCCGCCGTCAACGCGCAGGTGGGTGGGATTACCTGGCTGGGCGAGCTCGGCAAGCCCGAACTCTACCGGGCCATCGCAGGCGCGGCGGTCATGTGGTATCCCGGCGTGGCTGACTTCGCCGAGACCTCCTGTGTCGCCGCCATCGAGGCGCAGGCGTGCGGCACGCCGTTTGTGGGCAGCTACAAGGGCGCACTGCCGGAGACGGTGCCGCACGGCACGCTCATTCAGGGCGATGCCGACACGCCCGAGTATCAGGCCGAGAGCATCAAGGCCGTGGTGGGCATCCTGACCGGCGCCAATCTGTCGCAACAGGTGCGCGACGGACTTGTGCATGTGCAGGGCTACACGTTCGACCAGGTGGCGCAGAGCTGGGAGCACATGGCGGTCGGTCAGATGGCGGACCGGCGAATCCGCGAGCCGCAGGCCCTGCTGCAGCAGCTGCTGCACGAGGACGACCACTGCGCCGCGCAGGTGCTGGCGCGTGAACTGGGCGACACCGCGACCGCCGAGTGGTGCCAGTATGTCATCGACGGCAAGGACCAAAGCGCCGACGACTACGGGGCGCACGCGCTGCCGCCGCTGGTCGAGATGCAGCACAGCCCACGCATTCGCAGCGTGGTGGAGCAGCTGCAGGGCTGCACCAGCGTGCTGGACGTTGCCTGTGGCAACGGGGCGTTCGCACTGGCACTGGCGCAGGCCGACCCGTCGCGGCGCGTGGTGGGCGTCGATTACAGCGCCGCCAACATCGCCGTGGCCCGCGAGACGGCAACGGCGCTCGGCGTGGCCGACCGCTGCACGTTCGTGCAGGGCGCGGTCTACAGCTACGTGACCCACACGGCCCACGAGACGCTGCTGGATGAGCTGGCGGCGCTCGGGCCGTTCGATGGGGTCTTTGTTGGCGAGTTCTGCGAACACATCGCGGGGGTGGATGGCTTCCTCTCCGCTGTCGCCGCCCGCGCCCAGACGGGCGCTCGCATGGTGTGCACCATGCCGTCGGGGCCGTTCGTGGAACTCGCCAGCAAAGACATCCCGATGCGCAAGGGCCATGTGCATCACTTCCGCGCGCCTGACCTCGAACAGGTGTGGGGCACGCAAGACCGGCTCAACGTCGCGTTCCTCGACATCGGCGTCACGCCGCGCGGCCAGCGGGTCGGGCACTGGATCGTCTCGTGCCAGCTCAACGGACGTCCCTTCCGACCGCGTGACTTCGCGGCGGCGATTCGTCGGGCGCGGCCCAAGCGGGCGCTGTCGGTCGGCATCCTCGCCGGCGAGACCATCGACCTGTGGCGCTGCCTCGAATCGGTGTGGCCGGTGGCCGACGAAATCATCTTGGCCGACACCGGCGTCGGGACGGCAGCGCTGCAGCCGTTCCTCGACGCCTTCCCGCGCACCCGGGTAGTGGAGGTCGGGGCGGTGGGCGACCTGCGCGGCGGTTTCGCGGAGGCCCGGAACGCCACACTGGCAGCGGCGACCGGCGCGTGGTTCCTGTGGATTGACAGCGACGAGCGGCTCGTGGATGCGCACGCGCTGCACCACTACCTCGAGGGCGGCATCTTCACGGGCTACGGCGTCAAGCAGAACCATCTGCAGCTCGACATGGGCGTCACGTTCGACACCCCGATTCGCGTCTTCCGGCGCCAGCCAGACATCGAGTTCTACGGCTGCGTCCACGAACAGCCGCAGCAGCGCGACTGCAACGGCGACATCCTGCCCGCGCTCCAGCTGAACGACGTGCAGATTGCCCACACCGGCTACCTGACCGAGCGGGTCCGACGCGACAAGGCGCTGCGGCGCAACCTGCCGCTGCTCATCCGCGACGGCGAGGTGTTCCCGGACCGCCGCTTGCACCAGCTGCTGGTGCTGCGTGACCATCTCAACCTCGCGCAGTGGGACAGCGAGGAGCGCGGCGGCCTGAGTGACATCGGGCGCAACCACCTGCGCAAGGTCGTCGAGCTGTTCGAGACGCACTTTGCCGACCCGTCCGACAAGTATCACCCGCTGGCCTATCCCTTCTACGAGGCGGCGGTAAAGCAGGTGAGCGGGGCGCTGGAAGTGGAGGTGGCGTTTGCGGCACAGGTGCAGGGCCTGAAGGGGCGCGCCAAGCCCGAGCGCATCTGGGTGCGGCACGCTGGGCAGATTCCCGTCCTGCTGCGCAATCTGCAGGCGCAGTGGCTGAAGCTGTTCCTGCCGCCGCCGCCGATTGACGTCGAACCAATGTCTGGCACGGAGGCTGAGCGATGAGCGTGTGGTTCCCGAACGATGTGGTCTATGACAGCGACCTCGAGGCCTACGAGCAGACCATCCTGACGCAGTTCGGCCAGACCGACTGGCAGACCAAGCGCGTCAAGGCGCTCGAGGACTGGGCCTTCCCGGCGCTGGCGAAAGCGGGGTATGTGCCCGAGCGCCTGCGCACCCGTCACGCCCCGGCGAAGGTCTTGGGGCAGACGGGTGGCGTCTACACGGACTATACGGCATCGGCCACGACGCCCAACGCCGCGACCATCCCGCTGGCCACCGTGTTTGCGACACCGGCAACGGACCATCTGCTGATTGGCTCGCCGCTGCAGTTCCGGGGCCTGTCCATCCGCATGCTCGACCAGGTCAGCAACACCAACGGCACGCTGACCGTGCAGGTCTGGGCCGATTCGTGGGAGCAGGTCAACCCGCTGAACGAGACGCAGTTCCTGAACAACAAGCCGTTCAGCCGAGGCGGCGACGTGCGATGGGAGATGCCTGGCAACTGGGTGACGCGCACCATCAACGGCTCCGCGCCGCTCTATTGGGCGCGCATCACGCTGACCTCGACGCCTGCCGGAGCCTTTGCGGGGCAGATCGGGTGCATCCGTGGCACGGCGCTGACCGGCCCGGTGACGCTGCGCACGCTCGGCCTGATCTTCCGTGAGGCGCAGACGCTGCAGGGAGGGCCGTGGGAAGACAAGGCCAACACGTATTTGGCCGACGCCGAGCGCGCGCTCGAGGGCGCGATGCTGCTGGTGAGCCGGGAGTTCGACACTCTGACCGTGGATGACCAGATTGACCCGTCCGAGGCCGCACAGACCACGGGCGAGGTCACGGGCCAGCCCACGGGCTACAGCTGGGAGCGTGGCTGATGGCGACGACGCCGGATGTCCTTCGCAACCGCGTGCGCAGTCTGGTCGTGGCGGCCCCGTTCTCGTATCGGGAAGCCGTCAGCAGCGACGACTTCAGCCTGCAGGGAAGCGGCAGCAGCGATGCCGTGTTCCGGTGCGTGGTGAGCGGGGGCACGAGCATCGGCGGCTTTGGCTACACCGAAGACCGCACCGACGTGCTGGAACTTGAAGTGGCGCGGCACATTGCCGCCGACTACATGGCGACGTTCCAGACGCTGGTCGGGGACTGCAACAGTCTGCTCGCAGCGATTGTCAGGGACGGGCATCAGACCTCGGGTCTGTATACCGTCCCGGACGACGGGCGTGACTGGGCGATTTCGGCACCCGTGGGCGCGTCGTATCTGACGCTGCGCCTGACGGTGCCACTCAATTACGAAGCACAAGTCTAGGAGATATCCACATGGGAGTGACCGGCAGGGAAGTCAAGGCTGCGTTCGCGAAGTTCGGCACGAACTCGTGGGGCGTGGCCGCCAGCGTCACCAGGGGCATCTATCTGTCCGCGGACGGCGGGGCGCGGTTCGCCCCGCAGCGCGTCAACGATGAGGCCTTTGGGCAGACGTTCTACGGGCGCGGGGACTTCGGCGATACGGCGCCGCAGGACATCACGCTCACCACGCGCGACCGCTACGCCGACCACCAGTATGTGCTGGAGGCGCTGGCGATGGGCAGTCCCGCGGCTCCGACCATCAGCAGCTCGGCGACCGGGCAGACGACGTCGTGGAAGCACGTCATTGACCTGTCAGCCTCGGCTGACGGGCTCGGCGCGACCTTCGCGTTTGACAAGGTGCAGTTCGTCGATGAAATCACCGCAACCAAAATCTACGGCTTCAACAAGACCGTGGGCGACAGCGGCGTGATGGAAACGACGTTCCGCGTCATGGGCAACCGCATGACCGACATCTCGTCGGTGAACGTGGCGGCGACCGTTGCGGGGGCGAATTACCCCGGCCTCGACAACCGCGTGTTCCGCAAGCAGGGCACCTACCGGATGAACATCCAGTCGGCGGGCTCGCTCGCGGCCACGAACGCCATCGCGCTCGAGGGCATCACCTTCGAGTTCGAGCGCCCGCAGGATGCGCCCAACGTGACCGGGCAGGACTACATCGCGGAGCCCGGAGACAACGGCTTCCCGACCATGCGCCTGACCATCACGTATCCGAGGATGAACACGGTGTCGGCGAACAGCCTGTATGCCGCGCTGCGGAACGACACGGCGTTCAAGGCTGACCTCACCTTCGAGGGCAGCTACATCAACTCGACCGACCGCTACACCGAGAAGATCGAGTTCCCGGCGCTGGAGCTGGACACGGACGGCTTCACGGCCAACGTGTCTGGCGCGGACCAGGTGAAGCCGCAGGCCATCTTCCTGGCCAAGGCGGCAGCGACCTCCCCGACGGGCATGGCGTTTGTCAACCCCTTCCGCATGACCCGTATCACCACGCAGTCGCTGGCGGCCTTCTAGCCGTCAGCGCTGCCTTCCTGACCCACGAAAGGTAGACGAGCGATGCCGAGACAACTGCAAACCGATGGGGCCACATTCGAGGTGCGAGAGGACGCGCTGGACGACCTCCAGCACGCGGACCCGGATGTGGTCTACATCTGTAGGGAACTGACAACGACCAAGTGGCGCGAGCTGCAGCGCCAGCACACGCGCAAGGTGCTGAACAAGGCCAGCAAGCAGATGGAGAACGTGACCGACAACGAGGCGTTTTCTGACGCGATTGTGGACTATGTGCTGATGGACTGGCGCGGAATTGTCGAGCGCGGCGGGGCTCCGGCCCCCTGCACGACCGAGAACAAGCTGCGGCTCGACGGCGTGGTCAAAGCGGCGCTTGTCGGCAAGGCGGGGCTCTCGCAGATTGTCGAGGGCGCGGCCATCAAGGAGACCTCGTTTCGGCCAACTCCGGACGTGGGCTGAGTTCTGGGCCGACTCGGTCGCCACGGGCCACGTCGTCTGCTGTCAGCTGGCCGACGATGAGCTGGTGGCGTCCGAGCCGGAGCAATACGACTGCCGGTCGTGTGTGCTCATGGAGCACATGACCAGCTTGGACGCCGACAACCAGCAGGCCTGGGACATCTACCGGGCCTGCTGTAATCGGTTCACGCAAGACCTCGGGGCCGGGTCGGTCGTGCTCGACCGGCTGACGCAAGATATGGAGCCCGAGGCCTTCGTCGATGTCACGGACCGGCTGCGGCTGGTCTACGATATCCTCGCCCCCCGAAAGGAGCCGACCCGCTGATGGCCCGCGAACTGGAAATCGTCGTCACTGCTGAGGTCGCCGCCGCCGTTGCGCAGCTCAACAAGGTGTTGCAGGCGGTCACGTCGGTCGAGAAGGGGGCGTCGGACGCGGACAAGTCGGTCAGCGGGCTGGAAACCGCCATGAAGACGGGCGGCAGCTCGGCGGGCAAGCTCGACGGGGCACTCGGCGGGATAACGGGGCAGTTCGCCAAGCTGGCCGGACTCATCGGCGTCGGCGCGGTCGTCAGCAAGGGCTTCGACCTGCTGGTCGGAGGCATCAAGGCCGTCGGCGGCAAGGCGCTCGAGATGAACGCGAA